TGGTGGTGGTGGAGGCGGTGGTTATGGCGGTGCTAGTGCTGGTGGAGCAGGCGGTTCTGGAATAGTAGTAATTCGTTATTCTGATACGTATGCAGCAGCATCAGCAACAACCGGCAGTCCAACAATTACAGTAGCAGGAGGTTACAGGGTTTACAAATGGACAGGTAGCGGTTCAGTAACTTTTGGAGTTTTGCCAACAGTATCAGCCGTTGAATATTTAGTTGTTGCAGGTGGTGGTAGTGGGGGAGGATATGCAGGTGGCGGGGGCGCTGGTGGTTTTAGAACAGCAACAGGTTTTGCAGTAACTAGCGGAACGCCAATAACGGTAACAGTTGGCGCAGGTGGCACGCCTGCTGCTACTTATACTGATCCAGGCAATACTGGTTCTGCGTCAGTGTTTAGCACGATTACTAGCGCAGGTGGCGGTTCTGGTGGATCATATTCAACAAATGGTGGGGCTGGTGGTTCTGGAGGCGGTGGAGGTATTGGGCCATCTAGTGCAGGTGGAGCAGCATCACCAGCAAGTCAAGGTTATGCAGGTGGCACTGGAGGCCCATATAGTGCGCCGTATTCAAGTGGCGGTGGCGGCGGTGCTGGAGCAGTAGGCCAAGCTGCGGTGAGTGCTAGTCAAGCAGGCGCTGGCGGTGTTGGATTAACATCTTCAATATCAGGTAGTTCGGTTTATTATGCTGGTGGCGGTGGTGGAGGTGTAGGAAATGGAGCAGCAGGTATCGGCCTTGGTGGTACTGGTGGTGGTGGTAATGGTGGCAATGGTTCAGTTACTCCTGCTGTAAGTGGCACAACAAATACTGGCGGGGGTGGAGGAGGACAAGCATATCCAGGCGGTTCTGGTGGTGCAGGCGGTTCTGGCATAGTAATTATTAGGTACGCAGACAGTTATGCAGCAGCAACAGCAACAACTGGCAGTCCAACAATTACAGTAGCTGGTGGATATAGGGTTTACAGTTGGGCTGGCAGCGGAACAATTACTTTTTGAGAATTAACATGGCACATTTTGCAAAACTTGATGACACAAACACAGTGCTGGAAGTGCATTGCGTACACAACAACGAATTGCTAGACAACGGCGTTGAAAGCGAAGCAAAAGGAGTAGCGTTTTTAATTGATTGGAGTGGCGGTTACACCAACTGGAAACAAACCAGCTACAACGCAACCATTCGTAAAAACTACGCTGGCGCAGGATTTACTTATGATGCAACCCGAGATGCCTTTATCCCGCCAAAGCCATTTGCAAGCTGGATATTGAATGAAGAATCTTGCCAATGGATTGCGCCCGTTGCATACCCCACTGACGGCAAAATGTACCGCTGGGATGAATCAACTATTACATGGGTGGAAACATGACAGAAACCGAAGCCAGGCTCAACAGCCACGAAGCTGTTTGTGCAGAGCGATACGCACAAATTAATGCCCGGTTAAAACGCATTGAAAGCGTATTGATGCGAGTTGCAGGCGTGATGATAATGGCTATGGGCGGCGTAGTGTGGGCGTCAATGACGTTGCGGTAATGGAATTCTTTGATGCGCTGGCAAAGGGTTGGCCCATGTTGCTGGCGCTGATTACGCTGATCATTGTGCTTGCTAAGATGGACATCAAAATCGCTGTGTTGGAAGAAAAAGTTAAATCGTTGTTTGAGATATTTAACAGAAAAGACAAATGAAAGCCAAACTCACTTTTGCTGTGACGTTAATGGTGAGCCTAACGCTATGCGTTGTTGTTGTTGGCATGGTTGCGGTGTTGATGATTGGCCTGTTTGATGAAAAAGTAGACAACAGCGAGATTTTTAAACTGATCAGCCCAGCTTTTCAGACAATTGTTGGTGGCTTTATTGGTTTGTTGGCTGGTGTCAAACTATCACATGATGATGAGGAATCAAAATGATTGGACTAGACGCAATTCTTGGCATTGGCGGCAAGCTGATTGACAAACTTATTCCTGATCCTGCTGCCCAAGATGCGGCACGGTTGGAACTGCTGAAGCTGCAACAATCAGGCGAATTAGCGGCAATGACTGCCCAAACCGAGATTAACAAAGCAGAGGCCAGCAATCCAAGCGTGTTTGTCAGCGGCTGGCGTCCAGCGATTGGCTGGGTTTGCGCTTTAGCAATGGGCTATCAGTACTTGGCGCGTCCCATGATGGTTGCCTTTATGCCTGCTCTGGCCTTCCCCGGCCTTGATGACAATCTCTGGCAGTTAATGATGGGTATGTTGGGCCTAGGCGGGTTGCGGACGTTTGAGAAAACCCAAGGCGTAGCTGCAAAGTGACACCGCATTTCACGCTTGCAGAGCTTACGCACACCGATCACCGCAGCTTAGACAACACACCAAACGCTGGCGAACTGGCAAACCTTCAGCGCCTGGCAGAGTTTTTGGAGACAGTCAAAACCACGCTAGGCGGCAAGCCAATAATGATTTCCAGCGCCTTCCGCAGCAAGGCCGTAAATGACGCAGTAGGCAGCAAAGATACCTCACAGCATAGGCTAGGGTTAGCTTGTGACTTTAAGGTGCCTGGGATGATTCCTGATGCCGTGGTGAAGACGATCATTGCAGCCAACCTGCCGTTTGATCAAATCATCAGAGAATTCTCAGACCCGGTGGCTGGTGGTGGCTGGACGCACATCAGCATTGCTGACAAGCCCCGGCGTCAGGCGCTCATCATCGACAAGGCTGGAACTCGGCTTTTTGTTTAGTCGGATATGGGCAATCGTCAGGCACAAACGCCAAGCAATGCACGGCAGCATACTTAGTAGCGCCACTAACCCAGCGATCAATATACACGTCAGGCATCAGCGCAAGGCTGCGACTTACGCCCGTTGGTGTTAACTTCAACGCAAGTGCAAGTTCCAAAGCCGTCATGCCGTCTGGCGCCTGGGCCAAAGCGTCCCTAATCTTTTCTGAAATTACCACGGTGCGTCCTCATAATTTTCTGGGTTTATTGGAATTGGTTTGCTAGGCTTTGCTGGCGGCAATTGAGTAGGAAAAGGCCAGTTAGTCATAGCATCCCCCACAAGTAACCCGCAAGGCCAGCAATGCCTGTCACGGCAAACAGCACAAGAATTACCTTAGCAATCAAGTGCATAAGATTGGCTAATTCATAGTCGTCATCATCATCCATGTTGCACCTCAAAATGATAAATCGTCTTCGTCTTTGGGCAAGCCTTGATATTCTTTTGGCTTTGGATCATTGATAAATGCCCAGCCATCCCAGCCGCCTTCTTTTAACGGAATAACGTCAATTTTTACCATCTCGCCTCGCTGAGTCTGGATAATGCTGCCAACCCTTTGATAACGATTTTTTTTCTCGCCTTTGGCATTTGTATATGTGCCAACAATTGTGCTGAGTTCTTTTACGATTGACATTATTTGCTTTCAATGAAATTGATTAAAAATTGATAACTGATTTCTACCTCGGCCAAAAACGCAATGATTTCTTTGTTCAAATCATCAATGTATTTTTGATCACGCTGCACCCGCTTGACAAACAACTGCGCTTTGACAGGCATCCGAGAATCAAACACGGCATAGTCGCACCAGGCCCGTCCCGTACAGGCCATTTGCATCTGCATCTGCGTAACGTAGTGACTCGGCACTTTGCCCGTCAACAGCGTGTCAATCATGGTGGAAGTGTTGGGACACTTAATCTCAACAAGCCCATCGTGCCCCACCAAGCCGTCAGGACTAGCCCCAGCACGTTCAATTGTGGGATGTTGTACAAAGCCTACAGTGTCAACCCAAACGCCGCTGTAGGCCTCATACGCTGCTCGAGCAAATGGTTCTTGATCTACGCCCCATTGCATTGCTGCGCTGCTAAAAGATTCGCTTTTGGTGTTGGTTATGCGCTCCAGCACCAACTGAGCAGATAGATTAGCCCTGGCTGCGCTGCCTTTTTTAGTCATTACATCTGCCGCCCTGCTTGCCGTCACTTTGCCACATCTGGCGGCAAACCATTCGTCTGTGCCTTGTTCATGCATTTTTTTGTTCCTGTTTAGCTTTGTCGATTCTGGCTTTTTTAGCCGCAATAACTTTGGTTTGCAGCACCTGGTTTCCTTGGCAAGCAGCCAACGCATCTTTGTAAAGCGTTGCTAATTGTTCACTGCTGCCGCTGCCTTCAATTGCCAGCAAATGATCAGTAATATCTACTGTATTGCTATCATCTACCGCATCCAGATGCAAATCGCCCTTGTGCCACAACTCCAGTGCAGCACCAAACCGCATTGCAGCATTTCGCAAAGCATCACCAATTATTTCTTTGATAGCGTCACCGCCTTGCTTATTGCCAGCGTGCCCGTAGCCAAGTCTGGTTACACCGCATACTGTTAACCGTATCCACATACCGCCCAGATCGTCCATCACAGGCAAGCCGTGAGGACTCATTGCCAGCGGCTCCCATGTCCAGCCAGGGTCAACGTCCAGCAAGCGATCAGTCAAAGCCGCATGGCCCACGTAAGCCAAATGCACTGATTTGCTATGCCAGCCGCCGCAATAATGCCCGTCTGCGCTGTATTTGCTGCCTTTTTCGCATCGTCCTTTGTCTTGATCTTCTTTTTTTACAGGCTTTGGTAAATAGCTAATTTGATGATCGGGAAATGGTTTTCTTAAATCTTGTAAATTGTTCATGTTAATTCCTTTATTTCTAAGGATTCTTCGTTTTCAGCAAACAAAGTAATCTCTGTTTTATGGCCGTCTATGTCAGTCACAAATATTTTGCGTGTCCAAAACACTGCAACGGTGCCGTCTAAACTGGATGGCTTTTTTATTGTTAGGGTTTTAACCCTGTGAATCAATATGCTTGTCATGTGTTGTCCTTATGCATAATTTCAATTTCCAACTGTTTGCAACGATCAGTAGCGTTGTCTAGCAAACAGGACATTTCTCGCAATGCACTTATCAACATTCCATTCTCAAATGCCAGCCTGTCAGCAGGGTTAGCCCCAGCATATGCTCTGTTTGCAATCTTGTTAATTTCTTCAATTGTTGCGTCAATTTTCATAGCGTCACCTTTTTGGTTTTGTGCCCCCGGTGGGTAAAGCACTGTATTGATTTATCGTCTAGCATTTTCCAGCCTGCATTTTCACCACACATTCGCTGGATTTTTTCCTCTACCGTATCTACCTGCGCCTCATGCTCAGATGGGCCATCCAGCAAGTAAGCTGCTGACATTACCAAGGCCACCAGCCCAGCCGCCAGCCAGTTCATGCTTCACCCCGATCAAGTGCAGCGTCTTCAATCTGGTCTTCCAGATCGCTCAGTGCCTCTTCCTCAATCGTTTCAACCCAGTCGCCCAGCACCTCGCTGATATCCACGCCTTCCACCAAGGCCCAAATCAACTCAACGGCAGCAGCGCAACCAGGGTCATCAAAGGTGGCGCGTTCTTTTTTTTCAAACGCCAAGTAGCAGTCCAGCACCAAACCGCCAGCAGTCTCAAAGCGGTGGTTGCACAGACCCTTGAGGTCTTCCTTGGTTGGCTTGTAGCCAGTTGTCCAAACGGGAGTTTTGTTCATGATGTTCTTTCTGGGGCCGAAGCCCCGTTTGGTTTAGGCTGAACGAACACACCCATCGCAATTGCATGGAATTACGCTGTCTCTGGCGTAGTGCCTCAATTCTTTCATTGAGTCAAACCCCATCGTGTGGCACAAGTCCTGTTCATCAAGGCGAAACCCATCAGGCAGATTCAAGATGTAAACGCCATCGTCAGTGTCTACGTCACGGGAAACATTGAGTTTGTATTTCATAAATTTTCCTAAAAAGACCCTTTGCGAAATTGCTGGGGATTGATGTAATTATAAGCGTTTTCTTAACGTCACAAGCCTTTTTTCAAGATATTTTTATATAGAAATGTTATTTAGAACGCAAAAAACCAAACTTTTCTATATTTAGAATGTTAAGGAAATGCTATAAAATGAGCGGATGCAAACCCTTGAACAACTGAAAAAAGCGCACGATGCAACCTTGGCAACGGCTATTGAGAAAGCAGGCAGCAAGTCAGCCCTGGCCCGTCTGCTCGGTGTGACACCTCCTGCTGTAGCGCAGTGGCGCAAGATGCCGAACAGACGGCTGGAACAGCTACAGGCAAGCAGGCCCGAGTGGTTTGGAAAGTTATAATGTTGGACACGGCTAGTTTTAGCGGACGAAAAGGCGACTCATCACCGCCCTGCCGATGTTCTTTTTTAGTGATGGCGACCAACGATGTAAGGTTACCCTATGACTGCAAAAGTCGACATTTGGATGCCGCTGTATGTAGCGGATTATCTCAGCGCAACTTCCCGGCTAACAACTGAACAGCATGGTGCTTACCTGCTGCTGCTGATGGATTACTGGAAAAACGGGCCACCACCAGACAACGATGGCGTGTTAGCGCAGATCACAAAGTTATCGCCTGATGGTTGGAGCAATGCTCGGACTATGCTCCAAGGATACTTCCAGCAACAGTCAGGGCAATGGTTGCACAGCCGAGTTGAGCAAGAACTGGCAAAGGCAAACCACAACAAAGAAGTGAACTCAAGGCGTGGCAAGGCTGGTGCTGATGCGAGATACGGTAAAAAAGATGCTCCGACTATGCTTGAAGCATCCTTGGCGCATAGCACATCACCTTCACCTTCACCTTCACCTTTATCTTCATCATCAACAAAAACAGATATATGCCCACCAGCCGGTGGCCTTGAGGTAAAAATTCCAGATTGCAATCATCAGGGAGTCATTGATCTGTACCATCAGCAGCTACCAACATTGCGCCGAGTGGAAGTTTGGAACGCTGCGAGACAGGGATACCTGCGACAACGCTGGCGAGAAGTGGCAACAGAACTGGGCAAAGACAAGCCAGCAACCGTCAGCGCAGTCTTGGAGTGGTTTGATGATTTTTTTGGGCACATCAACAAATCCAAGTTTTTGGTTGGCAAGGTAAACAACAAAGACGGGCGAGCCTTTACCGCCGATTTGGAGTGGATTCTTAAACCCAGCAATTTTGCAAAAATAGTGGAAGGAAAATATCATGGCACTCACTAACTTTAAAAAAGAGGAAATCCCTGAGGGCAAATCTGATCTGCTTTGCAGCGTAGACGGTTGCAATAGCCGCTGGAGTGTTCGCATTGACGGGCAGCTACCGAAATGCTCACATCACCAATGGCAACAACCTAAGTTTGGCAACACCAAAACTTACCAGCAATACCTGGCAGACAAAGACAGCCCAGGCGTGCCGCCAGTTAGCACCTGGTACAACAAGGAACCGTGGTGAATTATTTTCAGGCAGTAAAACTGCTGGACGAAGTGCGAGATGGACACAATCACACCTACGCCGACATTACCCAAGCACTTGAACTGGTTGGAGACATTGACGCAGACGTATGCGGAACTGGCGTTGGCTGGTGGCAACCAGGCGCAGAAACAGGGCAGACGGGATTACCTGGTGGCACGGTTTGTCGCACTGGAACAGGATTTTCCCGGCATCACAGCAATGATTCACACCAAAATTAAGGCAATGAAATGATGCAAATCTGTTTTGAAGTGCCAGGCCAACCCCGAGGTAAAGGCAGGCCACGGTTTGCTAGGCGAGGTAATTTTGTTAAAACCTACACCGATGCAGCCACCGCAAGCTACGAA